ATGATTTATCCCCCCGCAACTAAAAAAGGGGTAACCGTGGATTTGCCGTCGTTCGATTTTGGCCTTGGAGACTTCGAACTCAGCTCTGACGTGTTCGACTTCATCGATGATCGTGAGCCGACCGAGCAAGAGACGATGGTTCGCCCAGTGGTCATGCGGCCTCAATGCGTGGCCTACGAATACGCGCAGGATTTCGCCGAGCAATTGCGGCTCGACAACGAAACCGAGACTTTCGCGTTCGTCAGCGGCAATTTCGTCTTCGGTGATTTCGTCGAAGCACTCGTGGACATGGGGCGGCTCAGCGTTCGGCGTATGTCGCTCATGACCTTAAGCCTGAACGACGAGAACATAGACAGCATCCGCAACATCATCGAGTGGGAAAACGTCGAGCGCCTTGATTTGGTCGTGTCGGACTATTGGTTTTCGCACGAGAGGCATGCGGGAGGATTGGTCGATTACCTGTTCGACGAGCTGACCGTTGCCGGCATGGAGTTGAATGTCGGTTTTGCTGCCGTTCACTGCAAGACATGGTGCATCGAGACGCGCCAGGGCAATTGCCTGACGATTCAAGGCAGCGCCAACTTGCGAAGCAGCCGAAACATCGAGCAGGTTCACATATCGCCCAGCAAGGAACTCTTCGAGTTCGTTGATGGGTTCACCCAGAAGGTCATCGACGTTTACAACGTCGTCAACAAAGACGCTCAAAGAATCAAGGGGATAAGGAGTGGTCAGTTATGGCAAGCGGCAGTAGTGGAGGCGGCGGCGGCTCAAGGGGACAAGGGAGCGGACGCGGCAGCAGCGCAAGGTCAAGGCGAAGCGGAAACAGTAGGACAAGCCGAAACCGCGAGCGCAGGGCAAGGCGCGAAGGACGCTGGGACAACGTATACGGCGAAATGCCGTTCTAGTAGGTGAGCAAAATGGGAAGACCTCGAAAGATTTGGACGCAGGAAGAGATTGAGCAGTTCAAAAAGCTGTGCGCCATATTCTGCACCAAATCCGAGATTTGCTCCATCTTGAACATCGACAAAAAAACGCTGGACAAGCTCATAGCCGAGACTTTTCCCGACACGCCGACATGGGAAGAGGCTTTCGACCTGTTCAGCGCGGCGGGTAAAGCGTCGCTCCGTCGCGCTCAGTTTCAACTCGCCCTCGACGGCGATAAAACGATGCTGATATTCCTTGGGAAGAATTTCCTCGGACAGTCAGACCAGGGCGTGAAGACCGAGGCGCAGCCGAAACCCAAGGCGAAACTCGCCACGATCGGTTCGCAGAGCCGCTACTCCAAGGCATCCAATGCGTGAGTACGGCTGCGAGGTTCCGCGAGTCTACACGCCACCGTTACGAGAGCTGACGCCCGAAACGACGCTGGGCTATGACGTTATCCAGTTCGCCGAGGACGTGCTGGAAATCCAGTTGCATCCATGGCAGAAGTGGCTGTTCATCCATGCGCTGGAAATCGTGGACAATCCCGATGGCTGGGCGCTCAGGTTCGGCACGGTCATCGTTCTAGTTGGCCGACAAAACGGCAAGACCACCATCGGCAAGATTCTCGCGCTGTTCTTTCTGTACGTCGTGAAGTCTGGATTGGTTCTAGGCACGGCCCAGGACGTATCCCAGGCCGAGGACACGTGGCAGGAATGCGTGGAGATGGCCCAGGCCAACGAAGAGCTGGCCGAGCAAATCAAGCACGTCTGGTACACGAACGGCTCGAAGAGACTCCAACTGGATGGAGGCAGGGATTACCGCGTCCGGGCGTCGAACCGAAAAGCTGGGCGTGGCAAGTCTGCCGACTTGGTTCTGCTGGACGAGCTGCGAGAGCATCAGAACTGGGAGGCATGGTCTGCCCTCTCGAAGACGGGCATGGCGAAGGAATCCGCGCTCATGTGGTGCATGTCCAACGCTGGCGACGGAACCTCCGTGGTTCTGAGGCATTTCCGCATGAAGGGACATGCGGCATGCGGTGACCCAGACGGAATCTGCGGCGAAATCGACATGTCACCCGACGACTTGGAGGATTCGGCGATTGGCCTCTTCGAGTGGTCAGCGCCACCGAACGCAGACAAGCACGACGTGGAGGCATGGGCGCAAGCGAACCCGTCAATGGGATACACCGTACCCGTGAAGAATCTCAGGGCGGCATGTGCTGACGACCCAGACGACGTATTCAAGACCGAGTGCTTGTGCCAATGGGTAACCGCATCCATTACCCCGCCATTTCCCATCGGCGCATGGGAGGCGGGGGTCGACAAAGATTCGCAAATCGCGCCCGACTCGCCTCTGTGGTGGGGCGTGGACGTGTCAGACGATAGAACCAAGGCTTCCGTTGCTGTCTGTGGTCTCAGACCTGACCGCTCGTGGCATGTCGAGCTAGCCGCATACCGTTCGGGTGTCGCGTGGCTGTCCTCGTGGTTCGAAGAAAGGGCCATGAAGTACCACGGGATGAAAGTCGCCCTCCAAGTAAGGGGCGCACCCGTCGCAGCGTTCGCTGACATCCTGGGGGCGATTGACGGCGTGGAGATAATCCCATGCCAAGGCGCAGACGTGGCGGGATGGTGTGGCCGATTCTGGGATGGCGTCGCTGCATGCGATGGCTCGGAAGACCACGACGCAGCCAAGATTATCCACCGTCCGCAACCCGCACTCGACCTCGCGGCGAATATCGCAAGCACAAGGCCGCTGGGCGATGGCGCGTGGGCGTGGGACAGGCACAAGAGCCTGGAAGACATATCGCCTCTCGTGGCGTGCACGATGGCGCACGGGGCGGCTACTTCAATCGAAAAAGTGCAACGGAGCGCCTACGACGACGGCTCCGACTTGCTGATTCTCTGAGAGGGGGAAAATGGGCATCCTGGATTTGATGCGCCCGAGAAAAGCCTACGTCCGCACCGTCTACATCAACGGCGAATCGGTTAAGGGCATGAGCGCATCGAGACTTTACGAGACCCAACCTGCCCTGCGTTCGGTCATATCGTTTCTAGCTGACAACGTGGCGGGTCTGCCGCTCAAGTGCTACGTGCGAAAGCCTGACGGCTCGCGAGAGCGAGACCGCGATTCCGCGTTGGCAAAGGTGCTCGCGAGGCCGAACGGCTGGACTACTGGCCACGAGCTGATTCGGGCCACCGTGAGCGACTACCTGCTCCACGATTCCGCGCTGTGGTTGACCATCCCATCGGATTCCGAGAGCGGGTGGACTGTAGCAGAGATTCCGAGGGACTGGGCAGAGTTCGAGACCGAAGACGGCATGTCTTCCGTCGCGGTCAAAATCTCGTCGGACTACATGGACGGGCGCGAGATCACTTTGCATGAGGATGACTTCATCCGCTTCAACGGGTGGTCACCGTATGGAACCGCGAGCGCATCGAGCAAGATTGAAAGCCTCAAGCAAATCCTGAGCGAACAAATCAGCGCGTGGGAGTTCCGCAACGGCGTGTGGAAGAACGGAGGCCACGTCACCCAATGGATTAGCCGTCCCGCAGGGGTGGACTGGTCTGAGGGTGCGCGTGACCGTTTCGCGAAATCCTGGAAAGCGAGATTCGGCGAAGGCGGAACCGACACGGGCGGCACTCCGTTACTCGAAGACGGGATGCGGCTCGAATCAACGGGGTTCAACGCACGCGAGGCTCAGTGGGTCGAAGCCACGAAATTGTCCCGCGAGGACGTGTGCGCGGTTTATCACGTCAACCCTGGCTTGATTTACCACACGGATTCGACCACCTACGCATCCGCGAAGGACAACGCCCGGGCGCTGTATTCCGAAACGTTGGCTCCACTCTTGGACTACCTGGAAGAGCGCATCAACGCATTCTTGGTTCCGCGTCTTGGCTTGGATTCCTCGCATTACTGCGAGTTCGACCTCGCGGCCAAGCTCCAAGGTTCGTTCGAAGAGCAAGCCGCCGTCATGAGTTCGGCTGTGGGCGCTCCGTGGATGACCAGAAACGAAGCGCGAACGATGCGCAACCTGCCCAGGATTGAGGGCGGTGACGAGCTGATCGTGCCGCTGAACGTCCTGGAAGGTGGGCAAGCGTCCCCGCGTGATTCCGTTGCGGATTCCTACACGCTGAGCGCCACGCCTCCGTCTGCCAAGGCCGCACCAAAGAAAATGAAGTCTGAGCCGAAAGACTCGGACGCCCAGGAAATCGCCGACACGTTGAAGAAGTTCTTCAAGCGCCAGCGTAAATCCGTTTTGCAGCGCATGAAATCAGACGAGTGGTGGGACGATGACAGGTGGAATCGTGAGCTCGCGGACGATTTGGAGACGATATTCCAGCGCCAAGCGAACAAGACGGGCCGCGAGGCATCCGCTGAGCTGTTCGATGGCATCTACGATGTGGAGCGAACCGAGCACTACATCGCGGCCATGGCGAAGGGCAAGGCCAAGGCCATCAACAACGTGACCTACCGCGAACTCATGAGAGCCTTGGAGGGCGAAATCGGCGAGGATGCGGAAGGTTCCACGGCTGAGGGTGTTTTCGACAAGGCCGAGGAAGTCAGAGCTGACACGTCTGGACGGAGTTTCGCGACTGCCGTGGCTGGGTTTGCAATCCTCGAAGCATGCCAGCAACGGAGCGCGGGACGCCGAGTCACGAAGACTTGGATTGTCACGTCTGGCAATCCGCGACCCGAGCACGAACTCATGGATGGAGAGACCGTCGATTATAACGACGAGTTTTCCAATGGGGCGAAGTTCCCAGGTGACCAGACCCTCACGCCCGAGCAGAGTTGCAATTGCCTCTGTCAAGTAGAGATTACCGTGCCGTAGAAAACGGCACCTTAGAAAGCGTTTGAGCGCCCATACGGGCGCTTTTTTATTGCCCGAAAGGGGGACGAAATGCATCAGACGAAATCATTCGAACTCAAAGCGGAGAACGGCTCCATCAAAGGCTACTTCTCCACGTGGACGCGAGAGCCTGACGCCGTTGGCGACGTGGTGGCGAAGGGCGCGTTCGCGGAGAGTTTCGAGCGCATCGAGGCCAACGGCGGGACTGTCCCGTTCCTGTGGAACCATCAGAGCGAGTCCTTGGATTCCTACATCGGGACGGCCTACGGGTTTGGCGAGGACGACCACGGAGCCTACTTCGAGGCGTCGTTCGACGACACCGAGACTGCCCAGCGTGCACGCCAGCTCGCCATGGACGGGCGGCTCTGCAAGTTTTCCTTCGCATATGACGTGAAAGACCAGGCCACCGTCGAACTCGAAGACGGGCGCAAGGCCAACGAACTGCGCAAGCTGGAACTCTTCGAGGTCAGCCTCGTGATGTACCCAGCGAACCCGGACACGTCGGTCATCGACGTGAAGTCTGGGCGTCGCAACTCTGCGAAGGATTCAGAACAACTCCAAGAGGTCGCAAATCTCGCGGCCCAAATCCAGGAAATCATAGGCGAACTCAGAGCCGATGACACCGACACGACGGACGGCGATTCAGAAGGCGAGGCAGAAGCCAAGGGCCAGAAGGAACAGGCCGAGTTCGTGGCGGCATACAAGCAAGCAAAGAAACGACTGTTAGGAGTTAACTAATGAGCAAGATTGATGAACTGGCGGTGCAGCTCGAAGCTGCTGAGACCGTCGAAGATATTGAGGCCATCAGCGCCGAAATCGAGGCCGAGAAGAGCCATGAGGAAGCAATCGCCAAGAAGGCCGCAATCCTGGATGGCATGAAGGGCGCGAAGACCGCTCCCAAGGCCGAGACCGAGGCCAAGACGCTGGGCGAATATGCCGAGAAGCACCTCGACCTGTCCGCGATGCTGAGCGGTTCCTCGAAGTCCGCTGGCACGCCTTACGGCTTCAAGGCCGCGACGGACGCGCACCTGGCGCCGCAAATCGTGAGCTATTCGCAGAACGTTGTGGATGTTCGCCCCGAGAATGCCATCCGCGGCCTGTTCGGCTCCGAGCAAATCAGCGGCAACGCCATCACCTTCTACCAGCTCGGTGCTACCGAAGTCCCGACGGGCGGCTCTCCCAAGGCCGTGGCCCAGGGCGCGACCAAGCCGCAGCTCCATGTGCCGTACACTCCCGTCACCGTGGCGCTCCAGAAGATTGCTGGCTGGTTCTACGAGACCGACGAGCTGCTGAGCGATGCTCCGTTCCTCCGTTCGGCAATCGACAATCGCGGCATGTTCGAGCTGGCAAAGGCCGCTGATGCCTACCTCGCCACCACGCTGCTGGCCACCTCTGGCATCCAGAGCAAGACCTACGCTCAGGCCGATGGCCTTACCGCCGACGTGCTCTTCGAGGCCATGATGGCCATCAAGACCCAGACGGGTTATGACGCGGACGCAATCCTCATCAACCCGACCGACTACGCCGCTCTCCGTCTCGCCAAGGACGGCGCATCGCAGTACTACGGCGGCGGCTACTTCTACGCGCCGTTCGGCAATGGCCAGCTCGAAACCCAGCCTGGCATCTGGGGTCTGCGCACGATCGTGACGACCGCCGTCGCGGCTGGCGCTCCCGTCGTGGGCGCGTTCAAGGCTGCTGCCAGCGTCGTGTCCAAGGCTGGCGAGGGTGCTTCCATCGAGGTTCACCGTGGCGACCATGACGACGCCATCAACAACCGCGTCACCGTGGTCGTGGAAGAGCGCCTTGCTCTGGCCGTGCGCGTCCCTGCCGCGTTCGTGAAGGTCTCTCAGGCTGCTTAAATCAGCGCCCACATATCAAGGGGGTCTAGGTGAAACGCTACGAATACAACGGCGCGACTTATTGGTTCGAGCCTGAAAAGGCACCCAAGGGCGCGGTTCTTATCGAAGAACCCAAAGCCGCAAACAAGAAGGCACCCGCCAAGAAGACGAAGAAAGCCGAATAATCATGATTCACACTCCATGGGGTTACTCAATCGACGAGGACGTTATCCCGCCTATCATCGACGTGGACACCTTCCGCACGCTCTACCCGAACATGTCATCCACCGACGAGGCCGTTGCCATGGTGCTCGATGCGGCATCCGCTGCCATTCGGGATTACTGCGGCTGGCACGTGTCGCCCACTCTCTCATGTCACTTCATCGGCGACGGCGAGGGCGAGCTGTTGGTGTTGCCGGCGATGAACGTCGTGGAAATCTCCACGCTGGAAGTCAAGGGCAACGCCGTCGACTACGAGTGGAGGCCGAGCGGTTTGGTTCGGCTCACGTGTGGGCGGTTCCCCGATTCGTGGCGCTCCGTGGAGTGCGATTATGAGGCTGGATTCGAGTCCGCGTCCGTCGCTCAGGTAGTCGGGCAGATTGCCTCCAACGCTCTCGTGGCCGCACCTGGCGTGGCCTCAGAGCGTGCGGGGAACGTGTCAATCGACTACAACAAGACGGGCGATGGCATCACGGGCGGCGTTTCTCTGCTGTCCCGCGACTATGCCACTCTTGCGCCGTACAAGCTCGCGAGGGCGTGGTAATCATGCTGCCCAGCTTTTGCACCGACTCCGTGACCGTGGAGCGTGCGCCTCTCGTCGATTCCAGGGGGACGAAGGTTCCCGATTGGGGAAACACCGAATCCTGGGAAGTTCCAGGATGCTCCGTGCAACCCGTGCAGGGTTCGACCACATGGACAGACCCGCGCCAAGCGGTGACCGTCCGTGCCACTCTATACGCGCCTCCGAGCGCCGACATCCAGGCTGGTGACCGCATCACCTACCAGGGGAACAAGTACGCCATCGACGGCGCTCCCCTGCCGTGGAAATCGCCCACGGGCGCGGTCTCGCACATCCAGTGCGCTCTCGTCGATTGGAGGCTGTAAATGGCCACCAAGATTCGAATCGAGCTGAACCACGACGGCATCCAGGAACTACTGCTCTCGGATGCCATCGCTGCCGAATGCAAGAAAGCCGCCGAGGGCATCGCGTCCCGCGCTGGCGATGGGTTCGAAGTCACCGAGCGTCAGGTGCGCACTGGCTCGAAGTATGGCGGTCAGCGCGTCGGTTACGGCGTGACGGCCATGAACTACCAGGCCATGAAAAAGGAAGCCGAAGAGGGCGTTCTTTCTAAGGCGGTGAACTGATGCAAATCGTTCAACCAATCGACATCGAAGATGCGCTGCGCGTGGACGTTGGAGAATATGCCTCCGACGTTCTATGTTGTGCACAACCTGCTCCCGATGATCTCGTCGCGCCGTGCGCGTGCTTCATGGCCGTGGGCGGCGTGAGCGCCACCATCGTCTCGCACGAGTACTCGGTGCGCGTGGACGTGTGGGCAGACACTGACGCGGACGCAATCTCGATGGCCAACTGGATTGCTGGAATCGTGGCATCCCTACCGCTGAGAGACCCCGAATCAGGGCGGCACTACCTGACCGCCGAAATCAACTCTACGCCATATCTCAATCCCGACCCGATGCGGCCCACGTTGCCGAGGGCATCGTTCCGCGCCGAGTTGGCGTTGCGTGGCGTTCCTGTTCAATTCTAAGGAGGATTAAATGGCTGGACTTGATGCTAATAAAGTCTACCTGCCAGCGCCTGACCAATCGCCGACCACGGGCGCTGTGAACACTGCCGCTACGGGAACTGCGGCTCCCACCGATGCGAAGACCGCGCTTCCTTCCACGTGGACTTCCTCGGGTTACATCGGCCCGGACGGACTCTCCATGTCCATCTCGAAGTCGTTCACCGACATTCTGGACTGGTCTCAGTCTATGGTGCGCCGTGCTCTGTCGAACTACACGGGCCGTCTGTCCATGTCGGTCATGCAGATTGACGAGGATTCGGCGAAGCTGATGTTCGGCGATTCCAACGTGACGCACACTGCCGCCACGTCTGGGTCTTCTGCGCATGGCGACCAGCTCAAGATTGCCATCGGCTCGGACGTTCCGCCTGTGAAGTCGTTCTGCTTTAACATGAAAGACGGCGATGCTCGCGTGCGCGTGTACGTGCCGCGTGGACAGGTGACCGAGATGGGCGATGTTCAGTTCGTCCCGTCTGCGGCCCATATGATTCCCATCACCATCGACACCTACGACGACGGCACGGGCCATTCCATCTACGTGTTCTACGACGATGGCAAGGTTCTGAGCGCCTAAGGAGGCTCCATGTTCACTATCGAGACGGGCGAGATTAAGCCTTTCGAGTTTTCCGTCGACGGCAAGGAATACAGCGTGCCGATGTTCGGCGACCTGGGATACCAGACCATGCGCGAGTTTGTGACCTTTAGCAAGGATGCTGCGGGAACTGACGTTATTTGGTGGTTCTTGGAGAATGTCTTCGAGAAGTACGCGCCTGGTTGCTCTGAGAATCTCACGGCGAACAACGTCGCTCAGCTAGTCGAAGCCTACTCGGAAGCGTCGAACCTGGGGGAATAATCGCCCTGCTCGAATTGGACGAAGAAACCGAGGGCGCACTTAACGCCGACATGATGGAGCGTCTGGGCATTCCGATTGACCAGGCGCTCCGTTTCGGTTGGCACAACGTCTACATCTGGGCGCAGCATCTCGGGCAGGGAACCCACGTCTACACCTATCGCAACGAAGACGAGGCCGCATATGCCAGCCAACTCCACCTGGCTGCAATGCTGGCTGACATATACGACCTTTTGGCCCATGCCCGATATGGGCAGGAGGCCGAAAAAATCAAGTACCCGCGACCATGGAACCAAGAGCGCATGCGCATTGGAAAGCGCAAGGACGCCATCCCAATCGCGGACTTCGACGCCTGGTATTACGGAGGCGAATGATGGCAACAATCGCCACTGCATACGTGCAGGTCATGCCCTCCATGGAGGGTGCGACCGAAAACATCACGGGGGCAATCGCCCCGCAACTCACCAACGCCGGCACGAACATCGGCGCATCTTTCGCAGGCGGTTTCGCGGCGAAAGCTGGCGCGGTTCTTAAGAGGCTTGCACCCGCTGCAATCGTCGGAACCGCTGCCGCTGCCGCTGGCAAGCAACTTCTGGACTTGGGCCAAGAGTTCGACGCCATGACCGATGCGATCGTCGTCGGCACGGGCGCTCAGGGCGCGGCTCTCGACTCCCTGGTTCAATCCGCCAAGAACATCGCGACCACCGTCCCCACGTCCTTCGAGGATGCTGGCGATATTGTCCAGAACCTGAACACCCGCCTTGGCCTGACGGGCCAAGCGTTGGAGGACGTTGGCTCACGCGCAATCGAGGCTGGGAACCTGCTGGGCGAGTCCGTTGACTTGGACAAGCTGACGGGCGCATTCAACACCTTTGGAGTGTCGGCAGACGATGCCGCATCCAAGATGGATTACCTCTTCAACGTTGGACAAGCCACGGGCATCGGGTTTAACGACCTGACGGGTACTCTTGAGAAGAACGCGCCTGTTCTGAAACAGCTCGGTTTCTCTTTCGAGGAATCGGCGAACATGGCTGGCATGCTCGACAAGGCTGGACTCGACGCGTCTGGCACCATGGGCAAGCTCGCGAAGGTTCTGCAAGAATCGGCAGACCAGGGCATCCCAGCACGCGAAGCCTATGAGGGCATCGTCTCGCAGATGCAGGAATACTTGAAGACTGGGGACGAGGTTGCCGCACTCGACCTTGCGCAAGAGGTCTTCGGCGTGAGGGGTTCCGCTCAGTTCCTGGATGCCGTGAAGCAAGGCACCTTGTCTCTCGATGCCATGAAGAACGCCGCGCTCGGAGCGGGTGACGGCATCATGGGAACCATGGAGCGCACCGAGGACTGGCCTGAGAAGTGGGAACGCATCCAGAACCGCGCTAAAGCGGCCTTGGAGCCGTTGGCTGGCAAGCTGATGGATGGCGTCACTAAAGCCTTGGACAAGTTCGAGGGGTTCATTACCAAGAACTCCGACTCTTTGGGCAAGCTTGGCTCCATCGTGGAAAACGTCGCTGGAATCTTGAGCGGCATCCTGGGCGTGGCCTTGGATGCCGTGGGGGTTCTGTTCGAAGCCTTGGAGCCTGTCATCGGCGTTGTGGCCGATGCTGTCCAGATGCTCGGACAAGGCTTCCAGTGGCTCGGAGATAACGTCATAAGCCCGTTCATTGCCTCCATCGGCCCAAGTATCGACAACTGGGCAACGGGGGCGCAGAACGCGTTTAAGGCCGTCGGGGACTTCTTCACGAACCTTGGAAATAGCATTTCGAGCATCGGCCAATCCATCGGCTCGACGTTCGGCGCAATCGGAAACACCATCAAGGGATGGGGCGATGGCGTCATGAGCGTGTTCACGACCGTCACTGGATGGATTCAGTCCACCTTCCAGGGAGCCTTGGACTTCCTGTCTGGCATCCCTGGGCAAATCCTCGGGTTCTTCAGCGGTTTGGGTTCGATGATTACCGATGCCATCGGCTCCATCCACTTCCCGCTGCCGCATGTTTCGTTCGAAAACGTCAGCGTCGGCCCGATGAACATCCCGCTTCCTCATGTGGAGTGGTATGCACGCGGCGGCATCGTGGACTCGCCAACGCTCATCGGAGCAGGCGAAGCTGGGAAAGAGGCCGTCGTTCCGCTGACTCAACCCGCGCTGGCACCGTTCGCCAAATCGGTTGCAAGCGAGATGGACACTGACGAGATCGTGTCGCTTCTGCGGGTAATCGCCGGCAAGGACTCCAACATCTACCTCGACGGCAAGACGCTCGTGGGCGGCATCGCGTCCCGCATGGACTCCACGCTCGGGACTCGTCGGGCAATGACCGCTAGGGGGTTGGCATGAGAGACATGAGCCTAACGCTCAATGACGGCACGCGCACGCTGTCAATTTCCCAATTCGGCGGCGGCATCCTGCAAGACTCGCGGCTGACTCCCGCGCAACCGCTCCAGAAGTTCGTGGAAATCCCAGGGCGCTCGAAGCCGCTCGACATATCCCGTGCGGCAACTGGGAACATGGCCTACAGTTCAGAGGTTCGTGAGTACGACGTTGCGATTGTCGGCAATGACAACATCGCGGGAAACGACAACCAGGGACGAACTCTCGTCAATTTCGTAAACGGAAAGGTGATAACCATCACCGACCACGCATCGACTTATGACGCGGAGTGCTCCATCACGAAGTACGAGCGCGTTGGCGAGTACGTGCTGCTCACAATCCAGGCGGTGGTTATCTGATGTACTCCATCTACGCATACGATGACGATTCGGGTTACGTCGTCTTGTATCAAGGCAGCTCGCTACCTGACCGCTACCCAGTCGAAGAGGCCACGCTCTCAGAGGCGCTGAACGCCTCGCCAGTGCTCACGTTTTCCATCTACGACGGGCATCCCGCGCTAGCCGCGCTGCTCAGGTTGATAGGCGCTCCAGGGGTTTACGAAAACTCTCCGACCATCGTGGTGCTGAACGAGAGCGCCGATGACGAGCAGGTGTTTTCAGGGCGCATATACTCGCATCAGTTCGACGATGTGACGGGCAAGCACACTTTCGTTTGCGAGGGTCTTCTGTCACGTCTGAACGATTACCCCGTCGCTCCTTACTCGTACAGCGGGACAGTCGCAGGATACCTCCAGGCGCTGTTCAACCATTCCGAAGCTGCCCTGACAGTTGGCAACGTGACCGTTGCCGATGCGAACGACTACATCACGAGGGCATCCGAGACTCCAGTGAACTTGTGGGACGAGATAGCCGACAAGTGCATAGGTTCGTCCCTTGGCGGATATATCGAAATCCGAGACGGATACATCGTCGATTGGCTGGCGGCTCCGTCCGCGTCCACTGCCACCCAAGATATAGAAAAGGGCATCAACCTTCTGGGGTTGGACGTCGAAGAGCAACCGCGGGCAAAGTTCAGCGGCGTGCTCATCTATGGTGCAGAGGCTGGATGGGAAAACCAATACGGCCAGACGATGTATTACAACCTATACCAGTACCACGACTGGGAATCGTCCCTTCCGAGCGGGTACACGATGGGAAGCTACATCCTCTGGAACGATGCGCTCAGGGAAGAAATCGGCGATAGGGTCGAAATCCTCCACTACCCCGACATTACCCAACCGCTCAACCTCATGAGGCGTGCTGTTTCTTTCCTGCAAAACCAGGCAGACGTGCAGACCATCCAAGTCAGCGCGATTGACATGGTTGATGCGGGATACGGCGAGGGCATCGACAACATCAAGTGCGGGCAGGTAATCCACATCACGGGGAAGACCGTGGACGACGACCGCATGGTGACGGCGATTACCCGCGACCTATTAGACCCGTCGAACACCACTTTCGAGTTCGGCGGCTCGGACTCCATATCGGGGTCTGGCGGTTCGGGCGGTTCGGGCGGCGGCGGTTCTATGGCCTCCCCGCACTTCTGGCATACGGCGCTCGAAGATTCTGAAACCGAGACTGGGCGCTCCATCACGGGATTCTCGACCGAACCGCTCGAAGACGTAATCACTGATGTTGCAAACCGAAGAAGTACCGTGAGCGGCGGTGCCGTTTGGCTGAACAGCGCGACGTTAGCACAGTGGTCTATGTACTACGGCAATCTCGAAGCGCGGGTTAATCAGGCGTCGATTCGAGTCTCTGAGGCGCTTAGGCCAACGACCGTCACGCCCACAACGTCGAACCTGCTGATGATGGGCGGTTCAGCGTCTCTTGGCGCGGCGGGTACTTCTGCGAATGCCTCCATCAACGCTAACGGATTATCGGGCAGCGTTAACATTTCGGCCACCAACGCCGTGAACGTCTCAGTCGATACGAACATCACAGGAAACCTCGACATCCAAGGCGGCGGAACATCGTCTCACAGCGACACGATAGACACCGACCAGTCTAATTCCAACGTATCGTCGAACACGTACTATCCAGCGACTGGGTGGATGGACAGGGATGGCAGGTACTTCGCGTTCATTCAGGCGGCGGCGTTCACGAACGGCACGACGAGGCTTTCGCTCGTGGCCCGAAACCTCGTGAACAATTCGACGAGAACTGACAGCTACCTCACCCTCGACATGTTGAAAGACGGCACCAAGAAGGCTACGTTCAACGGCAATGTTGACATAGCGGGTACTATCACTGCTCCAGTATCGGCGGCAGTGACGACATTATCAGACGTGCTGACACAGACGAGCACCCAGGCCGCGAACTGGCCAATAACGGCGGTTCGATTCCAGACGTGGGGCAGCATCGCAGCATTGTCCATCACAGTTACGCCAACGGCTGCGAAGTCTGCAAACTACACGAACACGCTCGGAACAATCATTGCTGGCAAGCGTCCATGCGTCCAAGCGGGTGGCGCTGGAACCTACCTCCGAGGCGGCATCGCAACGGGCGGCAGCGTGGCTCTGTGCGCTGCCCAGGCCATGACAGCTAACACGGCATATACCATCGGCTTTATGTATCTGCTGGCCTAGGGGGGTGAGCACATGGAAATGGCACTGACAATCCTGGTGTCGGTCATCAGCGGGTTGACGCTGGCTGGCCTCACGGGGGTCATGAAGATGCTGCGTGGCTTCATCAAGGAGCAGCGGGCGGCGAACGAGCGGAACGACGAGTTCCGCCACTCGATGCAGCGGGCCGAGATTGCCCGAACCTTCCGCCTTGTCGTGGAAGAAGGAAAACCCGTCACGCGCGAGGAGCTGGAGCACCTGGAGGCAACTTACAAGGCGTACTCAGGCGACGGCCAGAACGGGGTCGGGACGCTCATGTACGAGCGAATCAAGGAGAACGCAATCATCGTCACGAGGGTAGACGTGAAACCCGACATAAAGATTGGAGGAACGGAATGAGCGAGACCGAAAAGCTGAGCTGGAAAACGTGGCTCAAGGCTGCGGGCATCCGCGCCGTGAAGACGTGGGCGCAAGCTGGCGTGGCGTATCTCGGAAGTGGCGCCATTGGCGTATTCGAGGCCGACTGGGTTGGGTTTCTCAGCGTCACGATCATGGCGGCGGTTCTGAGCCTTTTGACTTCCTTGGCTGGACTCCCAGAGGCCGAATCTCCGATGCGTGGTGAGTAGCATGACCATCGCATCGAAACTCAACGCCATGGCCGTTGCCAACGGCGGCACGGCTGACAAGTCTGGAACCATCACAGGGGCGCTGGATGCCCTGAATGACGTATTGGCGGGTTCAGACTACCAGACCGACAAATCGACCATCGAGACGGCGCTTGACGGCCTCGGAGCAAACATCGGCGGCGGCTCTGCTCAACGCGGGATATTGATAAGCGTTGCAGCCTGGGACGAGCGCGACGATGACCCGAGCAGCTTCTTCATCAACATCTCGGACGGTAGGCCGATTATGCACCAGGGATACATCATGGACGGCACGTCTGCGGTTGACTTGGCAGGTGGCCTCCACGTGATGCTGGACTTCTTCGCGAGCGGGAACGTCGTGGAGGGGCGCGAAATCGCGAGAGCCGAACTTGACGGCGAGCCGTTCACGGACTACGTGACGCAAATGTCGGACAACTACGCGGTTGTGGACTTCACCGTTCCCATGTTCACGAGCGGCGAACACGGCCTCGTGTTCTACTTCGGATTGGACGAATGATGGAGTGGCTGAATCCCGCATGGTCTCCGAACTTCTACAGCGGCCAGAACGACGTTAAGGGCATCGTGATACACCATGCCGCCACTACCTCAATAGAGGCCGTGGCCGTGACCTTCTCGCATGCGGCACGGCAGGCGTCGGCGCACTACGCGGTGCAGAACGACATGGTGCAGCAATACGTGCACGAGTACGACGGAGCATGGCACGCTGGAGATTGGTGGGCGAACACCCACACAATCGGCATCGAAAACGTGAACGCCACGGGCGAGCCTGATTGGCTTGTTGACGAGCGCACCGTGGAGACGTGCTGCGAGCTGATGGCAGACATTGCCTATCGCCACGACCTCTACCCATTGAAGCGCAACGAGAACGTCTGGGGTCACAGGGACTTCCAGGCGACCTATTGCCCGGGCGTGCTCTACGACCGACTCGATTGGATGTGCGACCGCGCTAACGCAATCTACTACAAGAAGTACGTCGAACAGGAGGACGAAGTGACGAACGAAGACATCGAGAAGATTGCCCAACGCTGCGCAGAGCGCGTGGCCGAATCCGCGTATTGGGATGTTGACAAGAAGGCCGAGTGGGGCGCTGAGGGCAAGGGAAAGGGCGGCTACATCCGCAACTCGTACAACGTCATGCGCCTCGTTCACGACCTGCTCATCAAGGTCAACGCCAAGGTTGACGCATTGGCAGCTAAAGTCGATGCGCTCAAGAAGTAGGTGATTGAATGAGACGAGGCACCACACCAACCATCACCGTCTCGGTCGATGCCGACATCACCGACATGAACATCCATCTCGCGTTCAAGTGCGGCTCCCGCCTCATCGTCAAGCAGGGCGACGACCTGACCGTGGAGG